TATATATTTAGATAATTGACGTTTTATATTTGTAATAAATTGAGTTATTTTTCTTATAATATTTTTTATTGTAAAAAAAGTAGATGTTAATAAATTATATCTTCCAACTGTTTCATCACTTGAATACAATGAATTCTCATTCGAATATTCCTTGTATTGATATAATAATGGATATATAAGTGTATTTAAATATATAAATAAATTTAATGAATAATTATATGCAATTTCCATATTTATTAATTTTTCTCTATTATATGCATTATATATATTTTTATAACCATGTGTATTTAATGATATTTCTGATTCCAAATAATCAATATAATTATATATTAACCAAAATACATGTCTATCAAAAAATGCATCATTCTCATCTCCATAACATTGACTTGAACCATACATAGCTATAATACTATCTTTACTATAAAGTCTATCATTATATCTAGGTATAACTATATTTATGTTTCTTTGATGAGGAATTGTATCATCATGTATATCACTATAACAATTTCCATAATAGTTTCCATAATAGTTTCCATTTCCATTTTCATTTTCATAATAGTTTCCATTTTCATTTACATTTTCATTATAGTTTCCATTTTCATTTTCATTTGGACGTTCTTCATTATATATATGATATGCAGCATTTTGTCTCTGTTCTTCTGGTATACGCATTAAACCAAAATAATCTGTTCCTTTATATATAGTATTTTCTGTCATATCAAATAAAGATTTTTGACAAATAATATCTACACTATAATTTAAATTTTCCATCATAGCCATGAATGCTCTAAAAAAATCTTCTTCTTTTAAAATTATACATGATTCATATATACTATATCCATAATTTTTAGAATTCATTTCAATATTTTGTAAATCATAAATTATATATGTTCCTTCCTCATCTCTAACAAGATTAAACATATGACCACTATAACCCATTAAAGTTCCACTATTTCTTATAAAAATAGTATTTAATTTATTAACTAAATTCGTTATATATTCTTCATCTATAACCCAATCTCTACACCATAATGTAAGAACCAAGTGTTCTTCCCCATATATATGGTCTAACCATTTAAGAGTTTCAGAATTTGTTATACCATTAAATCTTCCTACAGCCATTGCATCAGCATATTCTTCATTCATTAAACCAATTAATCTGAATGAATTAAGAACACAGTCTGATTGAGTTCGTCCAGGCAATGGAGCAAAACGTCTCCAATTACGAGGCATTATTACAACTCTTCCTCCATTCATTTTTTTTATTTTTATACTTTTACCTTTAGTTTTTATTTTTTTATTTTTACCTATAGTTATAATTTTACCTTTACTTTTATTTTTTTTACTTTCATGTAATACTAATGTATATTGTTTTATTATATCTGATTGTTCCTTTGTTCTATTTATTTTAGTTTTTTCTGTATATATTTGAATTAATTTTGTTAATATATGATAAAATTTGTTATTAATTATTAATTCTGTTTTTTCTGATAAATATAATACAAGTAATTGAGACATTGTCATTATTAAATTTAATTTATTTGGAATAGGTTCCTTTAATAATTTATTAAAATCTTCTTTTTTATTTGTATGAATTGGTTTAAATTTGGGTAATTCTGTTTTTATAGGCATTAATGGTCTCATTTCTTTAGGTTTAAGATTAATAATTTCTTCGTATGTTAATTTTTTATTTTTATGTAATGGTAATAAATCTTTTAAATTTATTTTCTTTTTTAAACTTCTTAATTTTGATTTTACCTTTATTTGTTTTGATTGTTTTGATTGTTTTGATTGTGATTTACGAGTATATCTTTTTTTAGGTATTGCTAATCCCATTATATAATAATTATATTATTATAAATATTATATTAAATAAATGATAAGTTTATGTAGGTCCCACTTTTATATTTTTGAAAATATTCTATTCCGTACATGATTCAAAGAACGTTGTATTATAACATACTTATTATAAAATTGAATATAAAAATTATAATTAAATTATAATACAATACCATGTCTTGTCCTGCCAAAGACCGAAATTATGCTCCGTGCAGATTCAGCCCTGAAAATGAAAATACTTATTGTAAACATCATACTTATTTGAATGATTATACTGATGAAATGTTAAAGAAAACAATTGTATGTTCTACTTGCAAAATGTGGAAATTTACAGGAAATTATGGAACATGTGAAGTATGCCGTGAAAGAGCAGGAAAAGTTAGAAAAGAAATAAAAGATACAATTGTGTTATGTGCTAAAGATGGGTGTAAATTCAAAAAGAGTGAAAATAAATATTGTGGCAAACATCAAGCAAATCATTTCAAAGATGAAACTGAATATATGGGATTAAAAGTTTGTAAAAATTATTTGCGCGGATGTAGAACTCAAAATGAAATAACATATAAATTTTCTGCATGTCAAAATTGTTTACAAAAGGAAAGAGAAAAAGATAACAAACGGAGAGGTAATATTACTTCAATCGAAGTAAAAGAAAATAAAAAGGCTTGTTCTACTTGTTGTAAAGTATTTTCAATGGAATCATTTCAAGGTTTACATGGCGAAACGAAAACTTGTGCTGGATGTCGTGCGGCAAATAAACGTGCCGATGAGAAACGCGATGCAGAACATGTGAAAGAACTAGCTCGTAAAAATGAAAAGAAACCAGAGAGAAGAGCTGTCAAACTTATATGGAAAGAGGCAAACTATGAAAAAGTAGCAAAATATTGGATGGACGCAAGAATGCGTTTAATTGAAAATGATTTAGAAGGTTATTTGAAAAAAAATGCAGAAAATGCAAAAAAGTGGCGTGATTCAAATCCTGAAAAGGTAAAGAATAATAATTTGGCAAAAATAAATAGCATGGATTCTCAATATTCAGTATATAAAATTTCTGCTAATTCAAAACAACTTGAATTTAAATTAACAAAAGGAGATTTTATGGAAATGATTGAATGTGAATGTCATTATTGTGGAGTTGTACAAGAAAAGGGCTTCAATGGAATCGACCGATTAGATTCAAGTGAAGGATACATTATGACAAATTGCGTAAGTTGTTGTGAAATGTGTAATTTTATGAAAGGATGTTTAGGACCAACAATATTTATAAATCGTGTAGAACATATAATGACTCATTTGGGATTATTCAAAGGAAATTTACATCCAGAAGATTTCAAAAATACTACGCACGTACTATATGGAGCATATAAATTTAGTGCAAAGAAAAGAGAATTTGAATTTTCAATTTCAAAAAGTTTCTTTAATGAAAAAATAAAAGAATCATGTTATTTATGTGGTAAAAAATCAACAGATATTCATAAAAATGGATTGGACCGCATTGATAATAATAAAGGATATATTGAATCAAATATAAAAGCATGCTGTAGTAATTGTAATTATATAAAGCGTAATAATGATTATGATGAAATGATTAATAAATGTATGAAAATTTGTTTTAAAAATATAAAAATAATAAAACCAAAAATAATATTTAAATCTAAAATTTTAGTTATAAATGACATTAAAGATACTATAACTGAAAAAAATGAAGTTATTGAAGAAAATAAACTTGTAAATGATGTAAAACTAATTCAAACAAAGAGTTCTATTGTTAAAGGTAATAAACAAACAAAAGAAGAAAAAACTGAAAAGGCAAGGATTCGAAAACAGAATCAAAGGGAAAGACAAAAACAAATATATGGTGATGAGGAATATAAAAAAATGAAGGCAAAAGAAATTGCTGATTTTCGTGCGAAGAAAAAGGAAAAGGAATAAATATTATAAAATTTATATGATATACAATTTATAATAAATATTTTTTTATTATAAATTTTACTAAAATAATATAATTTTAATTTTAATGCTGTAGGTCACATTGTTGTAGGTCACACTCCATCCCGGACCTAATTTGAGTAAGCTAGGCCCCCCATTCCACTCATAATTCTTAGGACATTGTAGTTTCTAGCATATACTCGGACTTTGGCGGTATTGGTACCTTCTACAGTGGCATTAGATAAAACAAGTTGAAGAGTTGCGTTATCAATTCTCGAGAAGTTGCATGTGCCAGATGGTTGATGCTCTTCAGGTCGGAGAGCGAACGAGTAGACATTGATACCAGTGTCAGGCGCTCTCGAGTGATGTTGCCAAGGTTGAACTTGGTCGAAATAAGTTCCTTCACGCTCCGAGAAACGGTCTTGGCCATTGAGCTGAAGTTTGGCAGTAACAACAGGATTTTCGCCCCAACAATGCATGTCAAGAGAAGTCTCAGCAAGAACAAATGTGCCAGCATCAGAAACACCAGATTGAAGAGTTCGAGTTCCCTCCCAATCAATAGATGGTGTGAATGTAAGACCTGCATTAATATCATCTGCACCTGCATCTTGGAATAATCCAGATGCACTAATAAATGCATTTGTACCACCTTGAGTTGTTGCAAGGTCACCACCAAATGCTTTAACGGAGTTAGGAAGAGCATCGACTGCATCAGTATAGTTGAATGGTTGAGCCCCAAGAGCTTTATTAAGAAGATTACCTGCAGCAGTTGAAGCACAATAATCAACATTGCAATCGGGTTGAACAACCCAAATTAACTCTTTGCAAGGGTGGTTAAAGTTAAGGCGAATTTTGTTAGAAGATGAACCAACCGATTCAGCACCAGTATATTGAAGTTGTTCAATAAGGTATTCATGAGGATTTTGTGCCATACGTCTGCGTTCGTCAGTATCAAGATATACGTAATCAACATAAAGGGAAGCAGATACAAGAGATTGAGAATAAGCTTGAGATACTTTGAGGTCACTTCCACCACTTCCACTAATGCTGCTTACAGCCCATAAACATTCATCAATTGCTCTTAGGTCAATATTAATTTTAACTTCATGGTATTGAAGAGCAATAAGAGGAAGAGCAAGTCCAGGATTATTGCAAAACCAGAATTGAAGAGGAATGTAAAGAGTTGTTTCAGGTAAAGCATTACGAGGGGCACATACTTGACGAGGGGCAGAAGCACCACATGGACCATCAACAGGAGCGAAAGAAGGGTCAGTCATGAAGGTAAGTTGAGTAGTATTACCTACCATCTTGAAATAACCACGCTCTTGGTTCTTGTCCATAGTAAGTTGGGTCCAGATATGCATCCAGTCACCATATTGTTTGTCAATGCGT